TTTTGTAAAAATTAAACAGTTACAAGAAAGAGGATGGATAGAAAGACTGCCAGGAAAAAATAGGAGTATAATAATAAAAGTATGAAAACAATAATACTAGGACCACCTGGAACGGGAAAGACAACAACTCTGTTGAATCTAGTTGATCAGTTCATACAGGACGGCGTTAGACCAAAACAGATAGGTTATTTTTCCTTCACTAAAAAAGCTGCAACGGAAGCAGCAACGAGGGCCGCGGATAAATTCGGTTTGGATATAGATAATGATTTAACTTACTTTAGAACACTTCATTCATATGCATTTAATCAAGTAGGAATGACCAGAGAAAAAATGATGGGTCCAGATGATTATAAAGAGTTTGGTGAAAAATGTGGCATACCAATTAAGGTGGCAAAATTTTCTGAAGGTGATGGTACATTTAATTCTGATAATGAATACCTAACAATAATAAATACAGCAGCTGTAAAGAGAATAGACTTATTAGATTATTATGATTCAAGAAAAAATATATTAGACATAGAAAGAAATACCTTATTTTTATTAGCAGAAGAACTTAAAAGATTTAAACAAGAAAAAGGTCTCAAAGACTTTAATGATTTACTGGAAGATTTTATTGCAAAAGAAAAACAAAATAAATTTGAAGTATTGTTTATAGATGAGGCACAAGACTTATCATTACTACAATGGGAAATGGTAAGAAAGATTTGGGCAAGAGCAGAAAAAACTTACATTGCAGGTGATGATGACCAAGCAATATTTAAATGGGCGGGTGCAGATGTAGATCACTTCATTGCACTTAAAGAAGAAGTAGACGATATTCAAACATTAGATCAGTCTTACCGGATTCCTGGAGGACCTATACACGAATTATCACAAAAGATTATTGGTCAAGTACAAAATAGATTTGATAAAAATTATAAACCTAGAGAAGAACACGGAGTCTTAAAAAGATATTCTGATATTACACAAGTAGATATGAGTGAGGGAAATTGGTTAGTGTTATCTTCTGCAAATCATTTTTTAGATTCAGTAAAAGAAGTATGTGAACTGCGAGGTTGGTACTATCAATTTAAAGGACGAAACTCTATACCATTAAAACTATTATTAGCATTAAACAATTGGGAATCGTGGCGTAAGGGTGCCCAATTAAATCACCTGGAGATAAAAAATATATATGAGTACCTTGGATCAAATGTATTAGAAGGATTTAGAAAAGGTAAAACATTACACGCAGATGATAAATATTTAATGAGAGATTGTAGAGCTGAACACGGTTTGGTTATAGACAGTGTATGGTATGAAGCATTTGAAGGACTAGATTCTATGACAGAGAATTACATTCGTAACATGAGGGCGAATGGTGAGACGTTAAATAAAAATCCTCGTATAATAATGTCAACAATACACGGAGCAAAAGGAGGAGAAGCTGACAAAGTTTTATTGATGCAAGACATCACAAACGCGGCACTCGAAACATTTAGTTATGATCCAGATGAATTACATAGATTATTTTATACTGGAGCGACGAGAGCGAAGCGTGAATTGCACGTCTTGGACCCAAGAGATTTTGATCGAGCTTATATATTATGAAATATAAAAACGTTTTAGGCAAAGATTTTAAAAGAAAAGAAGATGCATATAAACATTTTCAATTATTAAGAGATCAAACTCCTTTAGGAAAAATATTAAATGAAACAACAACAATTACTAAAAAAGCAATGGATAAGTTATTTAAAGATTACTTTTTATGTAAAGATGAAGATTGGTACCAAAGAAAAATAGGTCCAGGAGTTTCAAATTGGTCTTTCGGTTATGATAGTCAAGGAGGCATATGTTTATGGGTTCATCAAAAAGATCCTCATCAATTAACTAATTGTCAAGAGTGTAAAGAAAAAGGTTGGTGTTGGAGTTCTGGTATGGGTGAAAAAGTTCCTGTAGCTGCAAAATGGATGTTTACTTGTTTTGGCACAGGCGTGCTAATGAATGGAAATAAAATGCACAGAGTAAAACAAGCCGCTAGAAAAGCCGTTGAAATACATAAAAAAAAATTTAGAGAACAAGTTGAACCAATCTGTAATGAATGTGGAATTGAAATATATGGACTTGACGCAGAAGTAGATCATAAAGATCCTACATTTATGACTTTGTTTAATAATTTTATTAAAGAAAATAACTACGACGAAGAGTATTTATTAAAAAGTGTAAACAAACATAATAATGAAGATATTTGGTATTTTATAAATCCTGGAATGAAAGAGTCTTGGATAGAATACCACTTACACAACAGTCATTTACAATTGTTGTGTGTAATTTGTCATAAAAATAAAACATATAGGAGAGAAAACTATGAAAATACAAATAACAGAAAATATTAAAGAACATGCAAGTTTAATTACTAAACATAAAAATTTTGGTAATAGAGCCGCAGGCTTTAACGGAAACACACAAAAACAAACAACAGGTATTATTGGAGAATTAATAATTTATAAAATATTAGGATTACCTTTTCCTACTTATAAAGATTTTAGTCCTTCAGATATAGATATAAATGGAAATAAAATAGATATTAAAACAAGAAGATCTAGTAATTCTTTTATGAGACCTGGCTGGGTACATAATTTAGTTGGACATCAACTGTCTCATTTAGTCCCGTTTGTTTTATTTAATAATTATAATGCAGGAGCAAGTATGATGGAAATTGATGGATGGCTTCCTAAACAAACTATTCTTGATAATAGAAATAAATGGGCTAAAGCGGAAGGCAGTTCATCTCAAAGAGATGATGGTACAAGGTTAACAATGCAAACTAATAATATTGAAATACCTACCGAAGCAGTTATTAAAATTAACACTGTTGAAGATATAAACAATATAGGAAAAAAAATATGAACTGCTGGCACTGTGGCACTGAATTAATTTGGGGTGGAGATCACGACACTGAAGATAATGAGGATTATGATATAGTTAGTAACTTATCGTGTCCTAAATGTCATTCAGCTGTAGATGTTTGGCATCCATCGGAAAAATTAATAAAAGAATATAAAGATTACGAGGAGAAAAAAAATGACAAATAAAGATATGTTTAAAGGAATAGAGTATGAATCACTAGATAAGCAGATCGGTGGTAAACACTATAAAAATATGAAAATTCAGCCGGCAGAGTTTATAAACGAAAACAAGTTGCTTTTTGCAGAGGGAAACGCTATAAAATATATTTGTAGGCATTCAATAAAGGGAAAAGAAGAGGACGTGAAGAAGGCAATACACTATTTAGAAATGATACTTGAGAGGGATTACTCATGAGGAGTACCCAGATACCGTTGTTTACTCCAGAAACGGAATGGGTAATGCCAGAAGAATTAAAAGATCTTCGAGGGCATAAAGAAATAGCAATCGATTTAGAGACTAATGATCCACATTTAAAGGAGCTAGGCTCTGGTAATGTCACTGGAAAAGGCCACATTGCGGGCATTGCGGTGGCCGTAGAGGGCTGGTCAGGGTATTTCCCTATCCACCACGAGTCTGGTGGTAATATGGACAAAAAATTGGTCCTTTCTTGGCTACAGGATATTTGTAATCAACCTGAAACTACCTTTATATTTCACAATGCAATGTATGATATCTGTTGGTTAAGATCAGCAGGTGTGATTGTTAAAGGTAAAATAGTTGACACTATGATAGCAGCGTCTTTAATTGATGAGAATAGAATGTCTTATGCATTAAATACACTAGCAAGATTTTATATAGGAATGGGTAAAGATGAAAGTATTCTTAATGCAGCCGCAAAAGAATATGGTCTTGATCCTAAAAAAGATATGTGGAGATTGCCAGCGCTTTTTGTTGGACAGTACGCGGAGCGTGATGCGGAAGCTACACTTAAACTTTGGAAAAGATTAGAGACAGAATTGTATCAACAAGAGTTGTGGGATGTATTTAATTTGGAGACAAAACTATTTCCTTGTCTAGTTGATATGAGATTCAAAGGTGTAAGAGTTGATTTAGAGAAAGCAGTTAAAATCAAAAAAAATCTTATGGATCGTGAGTCTAAAATTGTTAATAAGATCAAAGGTTTAACAGGAATTGATGTAGAAATACACGCAGCTCGAAGTATCGCAAAAGCGTTTGACAAATTAAAGTTACCTTATGACAGAACAGAAAAAAGTAATGAGCCTAGTTTTACAAAAAACTTTTTACAAAATCATCCACACGAATTACCAAAGTTAATTGCGGACGCAAGAGAGATCAATAAAGCGCATACAACTTTTATAGATTCAATAACTAAACACGCAGTTGATGGAAGAATACACGCAGATATAAATCAAATAAGATCAGATGCAGGTGGAACAGTAACAGGAAGATTCTCAATGAGTAATCCAAACCTACAACAAATTCCAGCAAGACATCCAGAGCTTGGACCAATGATTAGATCTATATTTATTCCAGAAGAAAAAACTACGTGGGGATCATTTGACTATTCACAACAAGAACCAAGAATTTTAGTACACTATGCAAAGTTACAAAACTTATCTGGTGTTGATGAAATTGTTGATGCATACAATGCAGGTGATGCGGACTTCCACCAGGTAGTTGCAGACATGGCAGGCATTGAACGTAAGCAAGCAAAAACTATTAATCTGGGTTTAATGTATGGTATGGGTAAAAATAAATTAATGGCAGAGTTAGGATTAATGAAAGAATCTGCAGAGAAATTAATTAAACAGTACCACGCCAAAGCACCATTTGTAAAACAATTGATGGACAATGTATCTCGTAAAGCAAATGATAGAGGAAAGATTAGAACTCTACTTGGTCGTGCGTGTCATTTTGATCTATGGCAGCCTACACAGTTTGGTATATTTAAACCATTACCGCTAGAACAAGCGCGAAAAGAGTATGATGAACCACTTAAACGTGCGTTTACATACAAAGCATTGAACAAACTAATCCAAGGCTCCGCAGCCGATATGACTAAAAAAAGTATGGTGGCGCTGTATGAAAATGGTATAATACCACACATACAGATTCACGACGAGGTAGATATTTCTGTAGAATCTGATAAAAAGGCAGAGGAAATAATTGAAATTATGGAATCAGCAGTTGATCTGAAGGTCCCAAACAAAGTAGATTATGAATCGGGCCCTAGTTGGGGTCAAATTAAATAGGAGTCTATATGGAAAATATAAAAATAAAATGCCAAAAATTCTGGCTAGACCATAATCACTGTATTATAGCGCTAGCTGTTGGTGTCATTGTTGGAATAATATTATTCTAAATCTTAACTAACCTTAACAAGGGAGGATCTATGGGAAAATTAAAAAAACTCTGGATCAGATTTAAAGTGCACTTACTTAAAAGTTACTTTGAAATGAATGGAATACTACAAAAAAAGACTAAAAAATGATTGAAAAATTAATGACGTTACTAGTGGGAATCCTACTGGCGTTAGCTGGCTGGACTCTTACTAGAACGTTTGATCTCTCTACTAATCAAGCAGTTCAACTAGACAAGGTTTCTAAACTTGAAAGACACGTAGAAAAACTTCAAGATAAATTAGAAGATATGCAAGACTCTGACAAAGAGATTATAAAGCAACACGAAAAATTATTTAAAAAATTAGAATCAGGAAACACGGGGTATAGTTATAACTAATGCCTTTTAAATCCGAAAAACAAAGAAGATGGATGCACATTAATAAACCAAAGATGGCTAAAAAATGGGAGAAGGAACAAGCATCTGTTAAAAAGAAAAAGAAAAAGAAAAAATGAGTAACAAACCTTTAAACATATCAGAGTCAGCGGCTGTACAGATGCCGATGAAAACCGTAGCCTCTCTGATCGTGCTGGTCGCGATGGGCGTCTTCGCTTATACCGAGCTGACTTCAAGGTTAGTTTCGTTAGAGACATCAAGAGAATTATTTGAAAATGATTTGCTTAAAAAATCTGAACAGGTCCCCGTCGATCAGGAGCAACATTTTTTATTGGAAGATCTTTATAAGTCCGTAGAGAAGATGGAGGAGACTCAAGAGATGAATATGACAAACAAAGTCAACATAGAATTTTTAAGAGATCAATTAGAAAAAGCATTGAAAGATATTGAAGATTTAAAAGATAAAGTAAGAGCAAATGGAAAAGCGGCGCATTGATGCCAGAGTTAGTTGTAGCCCTATTGATGATAATCAACGGAGAGATCAAGGAAGCGCGTATACAAAAGTCAATGTCTGAATGTTTGAAGGGTGCACGTGTAGCTAAACGTCAGTTAAAACCTGATGGCAAAGTTAAGTACCAGTGCATCAAATCGATGGCAGAATTAGAGACAAATATTGATGGATCTTTATCTATAAAGAAGTTAATACTTGAGTAATGCCCAAAAATAATAAAGTTACATTTAAGACAGAAGTAGTTAATGGTAGATGTCCAACGTGTGATCAATTCACAATGTTAGTTGGAATAGAGCAACATTTTTTTAGATGTATGAGTTGTGGTTCCGATTTAGAACAACATGTTAATGGTAAAATAACTTATCTCCCTGTTATTACAACACCTCCAGGTGCTAAACCATTTGTTAAAGAATGGTTAGACGAAGATGGCTAGACAAAGTTTTAAGTTCTTTACACCCCGAGATAAACCCAAGAAACGTGGACCTAGAAAACACAAGAAATCTCTTTCAAAAGGGGAGAAAAGACAAAAAAGATTAAAAAGATATAAAGGTCAAGGAAAATAATGAAATTTATGCTAACAATATTTATCTGCTCCGTAGCAGGTGGAGACTGCTATTCTCCTCCAAACTATCCTAAAATGTTTGATAGTCATTATAACTGTGTACGTGCTGGACTGGCCGAGTCTTATGAAGTTTTATTTGCTGAAGGCACTTTTAAAACAGAAGATATAAACAACCTCAAATTGTATCCTAAATTTGTCTGTACTCCTGTCAAGGATGAAGGCAAACTCACTACCTAATTATAACTTGTCTGCCCGTCCCAAGAAAGGGACGAACAAACAAAAGGTGTGAGAAGAGATCACAATAATATATTAAAAAAATATTACTTGCAACACTTGTTTTTTTATTGTAAATTCCCATATATGAGAAGAACAAATATAAGAAAGGAAATATGCCTAAAATAAATATAGAGGTATGGTGGAATGATGATTCTGCTAATATAGAAGAAAATGACGAAGGTGAGTTAGAAGTTCAAATTCCCACTGCGTTATATAATAAAATGGATCCATTATTTAAGTTAGATTTTTTATCTGATATGGAAAGATGGGTACAAGAAGAAGTAGATAGAGTACATTCACAGGAATTAACTACAAAGCAAAGTTTAAATTATAGTTATGTAATGAGATGTCCGAGCAGCTCTACTCAACTACAACAAGACGAAGACGACCCTAAATTAGCTAAACAGAGAAGAAATTTAGGAAGACAAATTAATTTAGAAACTCAAACTAGGGTGGGACAATTAATTAAAGGAGGAAAAAATGGCAGATCCAAATAAATATAAATCGTTGTCAGTTAACAAAGTTGACTGGGAACAATTAGGAACACTTGCAACAAAAACTAATAGAACCAGATCAAAAATGATTGGTAGACTTATTAGATTTTTTTTAGATAACAAAGGTGGTAAAGTAAATGGCAAAAGTAAAAGTAGCTAATCATAAATACA